TCCATCCTTAAAGGCAAGATCCATGCCGTCCGCCCACGACAGGCCGCTCGGGCAGTTAAGCCCCGCCTCGGGCTGAGCCACGATATACTGCACGCTTATCTTGTCGATTGGTCTGGGGTATGATGACTTCGTTGTCCAAGATGCCGTACAACTAAAGGTTCCGCCCGCTTTGACTGCGGATGCCCGAACGTTTGTGGCGGGGTTGGGCTGGGCATATACATGGCTTATCTCTTTCCATGGCGATGCACCACCAAGGCCTTTCGCCCTGACACGCACCCACCTGCGGTGAGAATGCCCATTACCTAAGATTGCGGAATCCTCTGCAATAGTCTCCGATCGTGACACTCCTGTTGTGCCGCCGCCGCCATAGTGGGGTGCACCTGTCTTCTGGGCAGAGTCCGTAAGCCTCGTTGTCTGCCACTGGATATGGGTAAAAGGCCTTGCGTCATCTGCCGCTGTCGCAACGCTCCACGAAAAGGTAGTGACATTGGAAAGTGTGTCGCTGACTGTTGCCGATATGGACGGAGTTTTGGGCGGATCAATATTAAACTCCTTCTTCGCCCATTCGCTCCAGGTGGGATTGACACTGGCTTCCTGTGAAAACTTATAGGTCTTTTCAACCTTCTTTTTGTCCTTGCCCGCCTCGGTATACTTCTGGGCGTCAGAAAAGGTCTTCCAGCTGTCCTGCTGTTTGCCACGGACACGAAAGGCCACGCTTACGATGGTAGGCTTGCCCGATGTCGGATAGTATTTTGTCGGGTCAATCGTCAGTACCGCGCTGGTCGCCCTGTTGGAAGATACGGGCAGGTCCTTCCACGTATCGTCCTTCTTCGGGCGATTGATGCAGTACTGCACAGAAAGGCCTTCCCCGTAGTTCTCCCCGTTATTCTTCCACGAAAAAGTGAATCTGTTGCCGCTCCGCTTGATGGACAGTCCTGTTGGAGTCTTGGAGACAGCACGCTCAGACATATATTTTTTTACCTGCTGACCGACATTATTTTTGGCCTTGGCCATGGCCTCCTGCTTATTCATTATGCTGTCCTCATTTCCAACTCAAGTCTGCGGGCAAATCTCTCGGCAAATTCCTCGGGATTTTCTGCCCCGTCAACGGTGATGTAATTCGTAATATTAGCCCCGCCTGATGCTTTCTTGATGTCCTTTAGGAAAGCGTCACGGCCATACAAGATCTCGTCCCCATGCTCACCTGCTCCAAAGAATGTCGGAGCGGTAAAGAGATAAGGGCTCGACTCTGCGATACGATACCAGCTGGTATGCACGGTAGGGGTCGATTTGGTCTTTGCGTTGAAGTTTCCGGACATCGAAAAGTGCGGGACTTTGATGTGCTGGTAGAAGCTGAATTTGGTGCTGGAGAATTTCCGCTGCAAAGAGCCAAGCTCTGTCGTGGCTGTGCTGCTTGCCTTGCTGATTGCCGTCTTGATACCGGACGACAAGTCAAGAGCTTTGAAAGCACTCTGAATCATAGTCAGGGTCTTCTTTGTGCTCGCCCCCCACATGGTCACGCCCTTTGTTGCTCCCACAGTAGCTGTTGACATTTTAGTCAAACCGGTAGAGATGCTGTTAATATTTTTCGCAGCTGTCCCCGCACCGGTTGCCGCCTTATTGATCTTCTTCACGCCGGCCGCTACCGCACCAAGGGTAGCTCCCAAGTCGAGCACGCCGGTGTTCTTGGTCAGGTTTGTGACCGCATTAGCCAGCTTCTCAAAGCCCGTGCCCGCATCGAGTGCCGCTTTGCCCATGCTCTCAAAGATTCCGGCTACGGAGTCGAGCACGCCGGAGATCCCGCCGGAGATGGCGTCAATGATCTGCGTGATACCGGTTGAGATGGACGTTACCACATTTCCAACTGTCGTCCCGATATTGGTTACGATGGAATTGATGGAGCTGGCGTTTGATGTGATGACGGACACAAGGTTTGTGACCGCAGTGATTACGAGCGTAATCCCTGCACAGGCAATCGCCACGCCGCCGCCGATCAAAAGCATGGATGCACCAAAGGCTGCAATCCCGACAGCTCCCGCAGTCAGAGCCGGGCCGACCGACGCTGCCACGTACATGAGAGCACCGATTCCAACAGCCATCCCCGCAAGGACAGCAATTGCCGGTGTACCTGCCGATGCCACCCGAATTGCCGCATCCGCAAGCATGGATACGCCAAGAGCAACCATAATGAAAGCCGCACCTGCTGCCACCATCTGCAGAGCTGAGCCTGCCATGGAGGAGAAGGATGCACTGGCCGCCTCGACCGGAACTGCCGCCGCTGCCGATGCAGTGCCTAATCCTGCGATGCCGCCCGCTAAGCCGGTGATGCCTGAGACAAGCGTTCCAATTCCACCAAGGATTTTTGAGCCGATGACAAGGAGCGGACCTGCAATGGCCGCAATGCCTGCAATCTTGATGATCATGTCCTGCGCGCCCGGTGATAAGGAGTTCCATGCTTCACTGATTTTCGTGATGCCCTCGCTTGCGCCTTCCGCAAAGTCCTTGATCATCGGACCGGCAGCGGTCACGATGTCGGCACCGAGCAGTTGCAGTTCATTGAGAGTGGTTTGGAAATCTTCCATGGGACTCTTTGTCCCCTCAAAAGTTTCGTTGACGGAACCTTCAAAGTCCCCAAGATTAGTCGTGAAGTCGCTGAGGCTTAATTCGCCGTTTTCAACCGCATTGGCGATCGCTCCGCCTGCCTTTGTTCCAAACAGTTCGTAGGCCGCCGTCAGCTTCTCCGATTCAGAGCCGTTCCCGGACATGGTCTCACTGAAAGCCGCAAGAGCCTCGTCGAGCGTCTTCCCGTCTTTCGTGGCATTCTTCATGGCTGTCTTCAAGCCTGCCATGGCCGTAGAAGTGTCAAGACCTGCCATGGATGCCGCACCAAGGAAGGAGGCGGACTCTTCTGCAGACAGTCCCATCTCCTGGAACTGCTTGGCGTTGGCCGCTACCGCATCGGAAAGTGTTCCAACATCAACCCCGGTCTGCTGGCCGATGACATTCAAGGCATCCAGGACATTTCCTGCGTCTGATGCCTCCAGCCCGAATCCGGCCATCATCTTGCTGACGGAATCAACCGAATTGGAAACATCCTGATCATTCAGTTTTGCAAATTTGACAAACTGCCCGGATAATTTTTCCAACTCAGAACCGGTCACGCCAAATCTCGTATTGACCTCGCCAATCGCCGCACCGGCCGTGGCAAAATCTGTTGGAATGGTCGTAGTGATGTTGCTCAAGATGCCGCTCATAGAATCCAGCGCATCCCCGGATGCTCCGGTCTTTTCCACGATAATATCGAGCCCCTCATCCACCGACTTCCACGATGCAACTGCCGCCGTACCGACTGCGGCCAGAGGGGCAGTGACGCCTTTTGTGAGGGTAGAGCCGGCCCCGGACATCTTATCGCTGATGGACTTGGTCATGTTTTCGCCGGCTGTTTTACCTGCCGCCAGACCTGCCGGACCTGCGGCACCGGATAAGTCAGATGTTATCTTCTGCTGAGCTCCGGACAGTACCGGAGTGACTACAATCGTCGCCTGCGCTATCTCTGGCATATCTCTCCCTCCTTTCTTCTATCCATCTTCTAAGCTCTACGGGAGGCATGGCCCCGGACCCAATCCGCTTCTCGCTGTCATTGCTCTTCCTGCCCGGTACCGGGTAAGGTTTCGGGGTCTTTGCCGGCCCGCCCTGACCAATGGCCACCAAATTAGCATTGATAAGGGCCAACCGATCCCAGATATCAGCAAGAATACGGTTGGTTTTTGCCCGGCTGGCCCATGCCGCTGTTTCGGGCTCAAGCTCCCTGACGAGAGCTGAATCTTCTTTTGGGTGACTTAAAAAGGAATCGAGCGCACCCCATGAGAGATTGCGCCCGATGTCGTCGAATTCATAGCCTGTGTGCAACAGGTCGGCCTCTATTGCCTTGCGATGTTCCAAAGCAAACTTCGCAAGGCTTATGATTCCCCCGGGTTCCCCTTTGCCTCCTTGGATGCCTTAATCCATGCAGCGGTGATCTCGTTGTAGTCATCGACCGTCAGGAAGGCATTGACATCGTCGGAAAGATACCGACGAAGAAAGGCAACTGTCCCGTCGCCCGTGTCGAGCTTCGCGTTCTCTTCCGGGGTCAGACTGCCGGCCAGAGGAATCTGGAAGCTTTCGTCCCCGATGTTGACCTTCAGGGTTTTCTTTTCCCGTTTTTTAAGCGTAAATTCCACAAAAATCACGCTCCCTCGTCAACAATCATCTGGAAGCCATCACCTAGTGCCGTGATAGTAGGCACCCAGTTAATGGCCGCATTTGGAGCAAAGCTGACATTTTCCACTGCGGTAACCTGGCCATTGGTGCATCCGATGGCAATCAGGGCGTCCCCGTCCTTCATGAGCCACAGGAAAGCCTCTTCCTCGGGAAGGTCGGCAGCGGATAAATTGACATTGATCAGTTTCCCATGCTCACCGGCAACAGCTGCTGTGGTCGTCACATTGTCCGCACCAACCGTTGCTTTTAATGCCTCCTCGGTCGTATCCATGATGGGACTCTGGATGGTCTCGGTGTGGTCAGTCATAATGACCCGCTTTACGACATTTGCCCAGTTCCTCAAAGTCTCTGTACTCTTGTCTGTGGTCAGCGTGATGCCTGCGTCAGAGACATCTCCAACCATTTTCCAAGCCTGAGCCAGCGTCTCAGCAGGATGGGTTGGAAGGGCTGTCCCGGCAGGTGCATGATAAAACATACCGGTTGCAAGGCCAATACCAAGCATTGTATCCATGATTTATACCTCCTCTTTTATCTGATGCGCTATGACGGAAAGCCGTGCTGAGCACATCGCAAGATCCGGACGCATGGGGTCAGCACCCCACGATCCGGATGAATTAACTGTTATGT